GACAGTGCCTATGATTGGGTTTGTGATCAGTGCGGCATTGATACATTCGTTGCCGACACTTGGGCATGGGATTGTTTCTATTCGGTCTTTGATTCGGCACGTGACTGAGTTACACTAAACCACACACATTCCTCATTCGTTATCATGGCACTCTACAACATCGCATCCGATCTTAACACCCGTCAAACCGTATGGGTGAGCACCAACGTTGCTAAGGGTCGCCCGCAACTTAACAGTCACCGTGAAGGTAACGCAGGTCGTTCACTCAATCGTGCGGGCATTGATGGTTTCCCTGCCTGGGAGATTGCGGGTCTTCATTGTAACTTTGTGCCCCGTGCCATTCGTTCGTGAACACCAGTGCCCCGCCGTTCCGCCGCGTCGGGGGGCGCCCCCGTTATAAAAACCATGGGTCCCCCTAACCTACAAAGTGTTACGGACGCGAGTATAATATACTGTGCTATATAAATCTAAAAAGAAGATTCATATACACGAAATGAGAAAAAATTCCGGAGAAAATTTTCAGTCTGTACAAGTCGATCCAATCACGGGCGACTATTACATTGTAATTCCTGAGTGGATTACAAACGATCTTTCATGGTACGAAGATACACAAGTTCGCCTATCAATTGAGGGTGGAGATCTCGTAATAACCGAAACTGAGGGTGATTGACAATCTCTACATAATACTGTATGATCATTGATGTAAACGCATTCTATTATGGCTAAAGGATTTACCGTAAAAGCAAAAACGCCGACTGCCTCAGAACCAGAGTGGGACTACAATCTTGCCCGTGAAATGGTAAAGGGTAAGACAATTGTGTTCTGTCTACCTGGAAGAGGAGTCTCATATACTTACTTAAAGAATTTTGTTCAACTTTGTTTTGATCTGGTACAGGCAGGAGCAAGTATTCAGATCTCACAAGACTACTCATCAATGGTGAACTTTGCCCGTTGTAAGTGTCTTGGAGCAAATGTACTTCGTGGACCTGATCAGATTCCCTGGGATGGTAAACTGAAGTATGATTGGCAATTATGGATTGATAGTGATATTGTTTTCAATACTGAAAAGTTCTGGCAACTTGTTCTGATGGATCAAGACATTGCTTCTGGATGGTATTGTACAGAGGATGGTAGAACAACCTCTGTAGCACACTGGATGGAAGAGGATGATTTCCGCAACAATGGTGGTGTTATGAATCACGAAACCATTGAGAGTATCTCAAAGCGTCGGAAACCATTCACTGTTGATTATGCTGGATTTGGTTGGTTGTTGATTAAGAACGGAGTCTTTGAACACTCAGAGATGAAGTATCCTTGGTTTGCTCCAAAGATGCAAGTCTTTGAATCTGGTGAAGTACAGGATATGTGTGGAGAAGACGTATCATTCTGTTTGGATGCAAAGGAAGCAGGTTTTGAAATCTGGTGCGATCCTCGTATCAGAGTTGGTCACGAGAAGACAAGAATCATTTGATGGCTAACGAACGATATAATATTCTCTGTAAGGGAAGAAGAATTTATTCAAGTCTTACAGAAGAAGAATATTTCAATGTGATGGAGGATCTGTCTATAGAGTATTATCAGACAGGTGCTCCATGTCCTGGAGATCTTGAAACTGAAATTTTATTGGAGAATAACAACGTATGGCAGCAAAAGCAAAAGGTGGTCTGAATAAGAATAGTTCTTATCTTCCTGGTCCTCCTAAAAAGTCTCGTCAAGGTGCGGGTATGGGAACCAAATATGCCGCTTCTTCTCGCAATGGGGCACGGAAAAAATACAGAGGACAAGGTAAAGGTTAATCAATGGCATACTTAAACCATAGTTTACCAGATTGGTCTTGTTATATTCGTAATGAGTTTCTGTTTAATCATCAGAAAGGACATGGTGAAGTGACCAAATGTGACGTACATTCCGTCGCAAGTATTGAAAAAAGAGTTCCTCTATTTGAGGCATTTCTTGAAAATGGCGTGAATTGGACTCGCAGGCCACTTCACGCTTTTTGCTGGAGACCAGATGCTGAGATTGAACCCTTAGAAGATATTATGTACTGGGATTGTTTTTCTCCCTATATTGATGTACAAAAACGTGCTCGTCTTGCTGGATTACAGGCAGATTTGATACGCCCTGATGGAAAAAAGGTCATTGGATCTTATATGTTCACTCTTGACTGGTCTTGGGAAAACAAAGGAATACCAGATCTTAACTTTTCAGAGACTCCAGAGCATAAATGTGCTCATTTATTTAAAGTAGAGACTGGAAATTACTATGCCTATCCAAATAATCGCATTGTTTGGTATGATAATGCTTGGACTTTTAACAGAATCAGTAAAAATCCAGGTTATGAGATTGACATGACGATCTACTCTGTAGAAAATAAACGAAAAATTGAAACTTCAGAGCACTATATGTACGAAATTACAAATTTAGAACAAAAATAAATAGATTTTTTACCACAAATTGAGTTGGAAAAGTTTTCAATGGGTAAGCACCTACTTCTAGAGGTGTATGATGTTGATTTTGACCTGATTAATGACGTAGAATCTCTACAGAACGTCATGATTAGGGGCATTGAACGTGCGAAAATGACTATTCTGAACACATTTGCCCATTGTTTTCTTCCACAGGGATGTACAGTCGTCATCGCACTCTCTGAAAGTCATGTTTCTTGTCATACTTGGCCAGAAAATGGGTGTTTAGCAGTGGATGTCTATACATGTGGTGAAGGAAATCCAAAATTAATTGCTCTTGAAATCTTAAAGTACCTTAATTCCGACTCATATTCTCTGCGTGAAATAGATCGTTAAATAGAAGTAAGGAGATAGCAACCTCCTTTATAAAAGTTCTGTTTTATTGACTTAAAACAGGAGCTAAAATGTCTAATTTACCCGTAGATAGAGATCAAAATTATATGAGAGAGATGTGGGGAACTACACAACTCATCACAGATTATCAATCAGTAACACCACAGAAAAGAATTATTCAAGAAGTCATGCACGATTTGGCACCAAAGCATGATTTAAAAACACAAACTGAACTTCATGAAAAAATTCGTAATGATGAAGACTATGATGATTGGGGTTATGGTACTGAACCAACCTATGGTTCTCCTTGGAAATAGGATATAAATAAAGCAAGAAACTTTTGTCCGATGGCAATACAAAGGATATCTAGATCATTTAAAGATATTAGTTTATCCTTTGAACCTCATCCGGTCACAAAGGATTTACCAATCCTAAAGAATGAAAATGCGATCAAAAGATCGGTCAGAAACATTGTAGAAACAATTCCTACGGAAAAGTTTTTTAATCCAAATTTTGGATCTGATGTACGTAGTAGTCTTTTTGAATTCGTTGATTTTGGTACTGCCTCAATCATTCAAAGACAAATTGAATTGGCAATAGAGAACTTTGAATCCAGAGTTGAAAATATTGTTGTTGAGGTAAATCCTAAACCGGATACAAACGAATTTGAAGCAACGATATTCTTTGATATTATTGGACAGGAATTCCCGACTCAAGAATTTACATTTATCCTAGAGGCAACAAGATAAAATGCCTTTTACACAGTTTACTAATTTAGACTTTGATCAGATCAAGACCTCAATCAAGGACTATCTTCGTGCGAACTCTAATTTTACAGATTTTGACTTTGAAGGGTCAAACTTTTCTGTATTAATTGACACGTTAGCGTACAACACATATATTACAGCATTTAACTCTAACATGGTTGTGAATGAGTCTTTTCTAGACTCAGCAACATTAAGAGAAAATGTTGTTTCGTTAGCAAGAAATATCGGATACGTACCACGCTCTAGAAGCGCCTCTAAGGCGGTCGTATCATTTAATGTGCCAACTACCACAACAAGTCCAACACTAACTCTACAGGCGGGACTGGTGTGCGTTGGTGGAATTTCTGATACGACTTATACATTTGCTGTTCCTGAAAATGTAACAAGCACTGTAACTGGTGGTGTTGCATCATTTTCTGATATCAACATCTATCAAGGAACTTTTCTTCGCAACCAGTTTGTTGTTGATGGGTCATTAGATCAAAGATTTATTTTAGATAATTCTTTTATTGACACCTCTACGATTGTTGTTTATGTAAAAGGTATTTCTGATACTGGATTGGGGAGGGAATATACATTAGTTGATAATATTTTAAATGTTCAGAGCACATCAGAAACTTATCTAATTCAAGAAATAAAGGACGAAAAATACGAACTTTTATTTGGTGATGGTATTTTTGGTAAGAAATTAGAAAATGGAACGATCATCACCGTAACCTATATCGTTACTGATGGAAAAGATGGCAATGGGGCATCACTCTTTTCTTTCTCTGGATCACTAAGAGGATCTTCTGATGAGATTGTGACTCCATCATCAACAGTTTCTGTTGTAACTACCGCATCATCATCCAATGGTGGGGAGATTGAAAGTATTGATTCCATCAAGTATTTTGCCCCCCGTCTGTATTCATCACAGTATAGAGCAGTAACGGGAAGAGATTATGAATCTATTATTCAACAAATCTATCCGAACACAGAATCAGTTTCAGTTGTTGGTGGAGAAGAACTAGACCCACCTCAGTTTGGAACCGTTTTAATCAGCATTAAACCAAAGAATGGTGATTATGTTTCTGACTTTGACAAGCAACAAATTTTAAATAAACTTAAGAATTATTCTCTTACAGGAATTAACCAGTCAATTATTGATCTCAAGGTTCTTTATGTAGAGATAGACTCTGCAGTCTATTATGATTCACCTAAGGTTTCTAATGTAAATGATCTAAAAACCAGAGTGACCAATGCTCTTACAACTTATTCATCATCAACAGATGTCAATAAGTTTGGTGGTAGATTTAAGTACAGTAAGTTAGTAAGAATTATTGATGATGTTGATACTGCGATTACATCTAATATCACCAGAGTTATTATCAGAAGAAATCTAAAAGCTGCTGTAAATGACTTTGCCCAATACGAACTTTGCTTTGGAAATCAGTTCCATATTAATTCAAAAGGATTTAATATTAAGAGCACTGGATTTAGAATTTCTGGAGAAGCAGACACTGTATACCTAACGGATGTTCCTAAGAAAGATGTTAATGGAAATCTAGATGGTAGTGGTATGGGAGATGTTTCAATTGTTAAACCAAATCCAAATGGTATTGATAATATTGTCGTCATCAAATCTGCTGGAACAATTGACTATACGACTGGAGAAATACTTTTAACTACCATCAACATAACTGCTACAGACTTACCTAATAATATAATTCAAGTTCAAGCATACCCAGAATCCAACGATGTTATTGGACTTAAAGATCTATATCTAAGTTTTAGTGTTGCGGATAGTACCATAAATATGATTAAAGATACAATTTCTTCTGGGGAACAAATATCTGGCATTGGGTTTAAGGTAACTTCAAACTATCTAAACGGGGAACTAAAGAGGATATAAGATGATAGCAACAGGGTTTGAAACAAGAGTACAAATACAACAGATTGTTGAAAATCAACTTCCAGAATATATTTTATCAGAGAGTCCAAAGGCATCAGAATTTTTAAAGCAATATTATATTTCACAGGAATTTTCTGGTGGAACGGTTGATATTGTAGATAATTTAGATCAATATTTAAGATTAGATAATTTAACACCTGAAGTAATTACTGGTCAGACGTTTCTATCTGTTGGTATTACTAGCACAAGTTCATCAATTCAAGTAGATAGCACTAAAGGGTTTCCAAATCAATATGGACTCTTTAAGATTGATGATGAGATCATTACCTACACTGGAGTAACAACTAATACTTTTATCGGATGTGTTCGCGGATTTAGTGGAATTACATCTTATCATGCTGATAATGCTCCAGGTGAATTAGTTTTTTCAACTTCTTCAGCAACATCACATACTTCTGGTAAAATTGTTTCTAATCTAAGTTCTTTATTTTTAAAAGAATTTTATAAAAAAATTAAGTACACTCTTACTCCTGGATTAGAAAACGTTGATTTTGTATCTAATTTAGATGTAAGTAATTTTATTAAGGAATCTAAGGCATTTTACCAATCAAAAGGAACAGAAGAATCTTTTAGAATTCTTTTTAATGTTTTGTATGGAGTTACACCAAAGGTAATTGATCTTGAGCAATATCTTTTAAAACCATCTTCTGCTCAGTTTATTAGAAGAGAAATCGTACTTGCAGAAAGAATTTCTGGAGATCCAAATAATCTAGTTGGACAAACAATTAGAAAATCAACTGACGTAAATACTCAAGCTTCAGTGTCTGAAGTTGAAATTATTAGTAGAAAAGGAAGGACATATTACAAATTAGGATTATTTGTCGGATTTGATGAAAAGGACTTAATTGAAGGTACATTTATTATCCCAGGAAAAACCAAGGTAATAGGAACTGTTTCAGTTGGTTCCTCTGTAATCACAGTTGATTCAACAATTGGTTTTAGTACATCAGGAAACGTTATCTCCAGTGGTAATAGTATCACATATACTGATAAAACAATCAACCAATTTTTAAATTGTAGTGGAATATCTTCTGCTATTAGTTCGTCTTCCGATTTAAGGTCGGACGAAACAATTTATGGTTATGAAAATGGAGATTTAACTAAAAAAGTAGAGCTCAGAATTACTGGAGTTTTATCTGAATTTGTCCCAACTTCTGATATTAAATTAACTTCAGAAGGTGAAAGAATTTTTGTAAAAAATCTTGGTGAAAAAATTCTAAATCCAGAAGAAGATAAAACCAAAAAACAAATTTTTTCAAATTCTTGGATTTATAATACATCATCTAGATATCAAATTAAAGAGATCTCTGGATCTTCTTACACTCTGTATTCTGAAATTGATAAATCAAGTTTAAAGGAAAATGATAACATAGATGTTTTAGTAAGAGGAACACAAAATGTAGTTGTTAGTGGTGCTATTGTAAAAAACATTAACCCATTAACAAAAGAAATTTTACTTGATAATTTGGCGGGATTTGCCCCAGTAGTTGGACTTTCCTATGATATCAGAAGAAATCTAAACAAGTCTATTAGTTCTGGTGCAGAAATTGTTTATGGTAATAATGTAATTACTTCAGATGTTCAAAATGTTTACAATGATTCTGATCAATATTTTTACATTGCCTCAAACTCTTTACCATCTTATGAAATAACTAAGAATATTTCTAAAGCAACTTTAGTTGAAGCAACTGGATCAAGAATCCAGGGATATGATGCTTCAACTTTAAAGTACTCCATTCTATCGTTTGATAGTGATGTACCTTTCATCACCGGTGATGCCGTTTATTATTCTCCACAAACAACTGATATTACGGGTCTCTCTGAAGGAATTTATTATGTAAAGGTATTAACTAATAAGAACCAAATTAGACTTTATTCATCAAGATCTTTTATACCTATTGATGATTATATTGAATTTGAACCACTCTCGTCTGGAACTGGTAGTCATACGTTTACATTATTGGAAAATAGTGGTAAAAAAATAGGACCACAAAAATTACTTAAAAAGTTTCCAATAAATCCAAACATTGAATCGGGATATGGTGTAGAAACTGTTCCTGGACCAGTTGGGATGCTAATCAACGGTGTTGAAATTACAAACTACAAATCCGATGATCAAATTTATTATGGTCCAATAGAAAATGTAGAAATATTAAACAGTGGATTAAATTATGATGTAATTAATCCACCCACCATTCAAATTTCAAATCCAGGGTCTGGTACTACATGTTTAGTTCGTCCTGTTATTAGTGGTATCGTAACAGCAGTTTATGTTGATCCACAAGACTTTGATATTGATAATGTGGTATCAATAACTGTAACTGGTGGAAATGGCAGCGGAGTTGTACTACAACCTATTATTGGAAAAAGATATAGGGAACTATCTTTTGATGCCAGACTGAACACAGAATCTGGCGGAATAGATGTTACTAACGAAACTATAACCTTTATTAATAATCACAATCTATCAAATGGTCAAGCGATTGTTTATAATAAAAATGGAAACAATCCAGTAAGTATTGGTACTTTTGGTGGTTTAAACACTGATCAGAATAAAACTCTACAGAGTGGATCTGTATATTACGCATCAATTGTTAACCCAACATCTATAAAATTACATCAAACTTTTTCCGACTATTATGTTGGAATTAATACGGTAGGATTTACGACGGCAAGTAATATTGGAGTTCATAAATTTAGAATTTATGATGATAAAAATACTTTACAGTCTGTCAAAGTAATTAATCCAGGAAGTGGATATCAAAACAGAAAACTAATTGTAAAACCTGTAGGAATATCTACAATAGACTCATCTGTTAATTTTGCTAATCATGGATTTGGTGACGGTGAAAAAGTTGTTTATTCTAGCACAGGAACTACAATATCTGGTCTCTCTACAATAAATCAATACTATGTTATTAAATTAAATGATAACGCATTTAGATTATCAGATGCTGGGATTGGTGGAACTGTAACATCTAATTATACTCGTAAAAATTATATCAAATTAGCATCTACTGGATCTGGTTATCATAATTTTGAGTACCCTCAAATTCAAGCCAATATTAATGTTGAGTATTCTGGAACTTCTGGTGTTATAACAGCAACACCAGTTGTACGTGGATCAATCGTTGATGCTTATGTTTATGAGGGTGGATCTGGATATGGATCTGATATTTTAAATCTTCAAAAGAAACCATCTGTAACCATCAAAAATGGTAAGAATGGTCAATTAAAACCAATCATTAATAATGGCAGAATTGTTTCTGCTGAAATTCAAAGTAGAGGATCTGAGTATAATGCTGCTCCAGATCTTGAGGTACAAGGTGATGGTATTGGGGCGAAGTTGAGAGCAATTGTTCAAAATGGATATATTTCAGAAATTATTGTTCTTAATTCTGGTGTAAACTATACATTAGACAAAACTACAATTAAGGTGACTGCTCCTGGATCTGGGGCGATTATTGAACCAAAAATTAGAGGATTATCAATTAATAATTTTGCTAGATATGGATTTGAAAAACTAGTCCAGTCTAACGATCAATTGAAATATTCTTTTGTAGGATACTCTACAAACATTGGTAAAAATTATTTTGATGATAGTGGATTAGATCACTCACCAATTATTGGGTGGGCATATGATGGAAATCCAATTTATGGTCCTTATGGATATAGCAACCCATCTGATGAGAATTCTGGTATACGACTTTTACAAACTGGATATTCTTCCAGTTCTTCTAATGTAATTGATAGACCCTCTGCATTTGCTGTAGGATTTTTTGTTGAAGACTATTCATTTACAGATTCTGGTGATCTAGATGAAAATAATGGTAGATATTGTAAAACTCCAGATTATCCAGATGGAGTTTATGCTTACTTTGTTGGTATAAGCACAAATACATCTACTGGAACTTTAGATCCAAAATATCCTTATTTTATAGGAAATTCTTATAGATCAAATCCAGTAAATGAAAACTTTATTATTGATCAGAGCACATTTGACTTTAATAGTTCAAATTTAATTAGAAATACCTTCCCATATAAAGTATCTGATACATATGCGGATAATGATTTTATTGTTGAATCAAATGAATATGTTGATCAAACAGCAATTGTTGATTCCGTAACTAAAGGATCTGTTGAATCATTCCAAATTATTGAGTCTGGTAGCGAATATAAAATAGGAGATTCTGTTGAATTTGATAATGATGGAACGAATGGTGGTGGTCTAAGTGCCTATGTTAGCAGCATAACTGGTAAGGATATCACTAGTATTCAAACAACTGTTGAGGGATACAGTAATATAATCTTTATTTGGGATAATCCAAATCAAGTTTCTGCTTACATCTCAACATCACACTCTTTACTTAGTGGTGATGGAGTTGTAGTATCGGGTCTTTCAACATCAATAAAATCTTTAACTGGTTCTCATATTATTGGAGTCAACACTGTTAGAACAGTAGTTTACAAAGAAATATCTTCCAATGCTACTGCTGGTGTTGTAACTGATGTTTACTTATCCAATATTCCAAATTCTATTTCAATCGGCAGTAGCATTGGAATAGGAACTGAAAGACTTTTTGTTCTTAATAAGTTTGCAGACAAGAATATCATAAGAGTTAAGAGGGGGGTATCTGGATCTGCTCATACTGCGTCAACATATGTAGATTTAATTCCAAGTTATCTAACGTTACCAGTAAAATCTGACTATTTTGAGTCTAAAGTTGATGATAGATATTACTTCAATCCAAGAGAAACAGTTGGTGTTGGTACAATTGTAGGAATTGGTACTTCTGTAAACTACACCAAAGGTGAATTACTTGAAGTAGTTTCAATTCCATCGCAAAGCATTTATTTACCAAATCATCCATTTAGAACAAATCAGGCGGTCACTCTTACCAAACCATCAGTTGGACTTGCGCTGACCGTATCAAATTCTTCTGGTGGAACAACCTTTAATCTGCCAAGTAGTGGAAATAGTCAGACAGTTTACATAATCAATAAGTCAAGAGACTATATTGGAATTGTAACTCAAGTTGGACTTACTACAAGTACTAATGGTTTATTCTTTGTAAATAATGGATCTAATGAGTTTGACTATTTACTTGAATCAAACGATACTCAAGTAACTGGAACGCTCCAAAAAATTAATGCTAGAGTTTCCGTCTCAACAGCACATTCTTTAACAAATGGCGATTCAATTACATTAACTGTAAACGCAAATGAATCTGTTGGTGTAGGAACATCATCTGCAGTGATTGTTAAATATAGTTCTTCTAGAAATAAAATTCTAATCAATCCTGTTGGATTTTCTTCATCGGCCGTTGATTTAACTAACAATAAAATTACAATTAGTTCTCACAGATTAAAAACAGGTGATAAAGTATTTTATGACTCTAATTTAGTTTCAAGTGGTCTTGGGACAGGTGAATATTTTGTTTACCGAATAGATGATAACAATATCCAATTAACTCAAACTTATTATGATGCTATCAACTATCCACCAACTATTGTAAGTTTGGGTTCAACAGGTGGGTCAAACCATCAACTATCTCCAATTAATCCAGAATTATTTGTAACAAAAAATAATAATCTAGTTTTTGATCTTACCGATTCTTCATTGGTAGGTAGTAAGTTTAAGTTATTCTATGATTTAGAGTTTAAAAATGAATTTGTTTCTACAGGAAGCACGGATTCATTTATTATTAGTGGTGTTGGAACAATAGGCGTTTCTACAAATGCTTCTCTAACATTAAATTACTCTTCTAATAATCCATCTAATTTGTTCTACAATATTGAAAGATCTGGATTCATTAGTACATCCGATACTGATGTATCAAATTATTCCAAAATAACTTATGTTGATAGTAAGTATAATGGAACCTATAAGGTATTTGGTGTTGGAACTACCTCATTTAATCTTTCACTAAGAGAGATACCAGAATCTTTAACATATAGTGTTTCAAATACAGATGTATTGGAGTATTCTACAAATTCAACTACCGCTAGAGGTGGTGTTGATAAGTTCCAAATTACGTTTGGTGGATTTGGATATAAAAAACTTCCAACTTTTGTAAGTATTGCTTCTACTCAAGGACTTAATGCTAAGATTTTACCACAATCCAGAAATATTAACAGAATTGATAGTGTTAGGATTATAGATCCTGGATTTGAATACTCATCTGATAAAACTTTGAGACCAGAAGCATTTGTATCTCCAGTAGTATCTTTAATTAATTCAGATACGATTACTAATATTGAAGTTTCGTATGGTGGTAGAAATTATACATCTGCTCCAGATCTTATTATTGTCAATCCAGAAACTGGGGATCAAGTTACCACAGGAATATTACAAGCATCTCTGAATGGAACATCAATTGTAGATGTTAATATTATTGAGTCTCCAAAAGGACTTGGTGCAACCGAGCAGTCTATTGTTGCCATCAATAATAGTAATGGAGTTACTGTAAGAACTGTATATTCATCATCAAGTGGAATTGTAACTTGCGTTTTAGTCACACCTATTTCTGGATTCAGCACCTCAACATTTAATGTTGGTGAGAAAATTTTTGTTGAAGGGATTCAACAGTATGACACCACTGGCGATGGATTTAATTCCACAAATTATGACTACCAATTCTTTACTGTAACTGATTATAGAAATACAAACCCAGCTGAAGTTGAGTTTAATCTATCTGGACTTAGCACAAATCCTGGAATTGCTAAAACGTCACAAAATTCATATGCGTCCATAGTTAAATATGATGATTATCCAAGATTTAGAGTTACACAAGAATCTTCTATTTTCCAAGTAGGAGAAAACCTACTTGTATTATCAAATGGTCAGTTTGTAATTATCGATCTTTTAGTAACTGAAAGTAGTAGCGATTACATTAAAGTTTATGGTACTTACAAGTTACGGTTTAATGAGACTATTAAGGGTTCTGTAAGCGGATCTATTGCCACAATCAATGATATAGTTGACAACTATGGAAGATTCAACGTTAATTATTCACTGAGACAAGATTACGGTTGGTCAGATAATATTGGAAAATTAGACGAAGATTATCAGGTTCTTCCAGATAATGACTACTACCAGTCTTTATCTTATACTGTAAAGAGTCCGATTGAATTTGAAAATCTAATCAATCCAGTAAATCGTCTGTTACACACCAGCGGTCTTAAGAATTTTGCCGACACCGAGGTACTATCTACATCTAATGTTTCTGTCGGATCATCAACAGTTGATAGCATAAGTATTTTTGATATTTTAGAAGAAAAGAGAGTAGATACAATTAATAATTATGATTTGACTTTAGATGTTGATGTTGTTGATAATAAATCAAAATTTTTAAAATTAAAAAATAAAAAATTAGCAGATTATATTGAGTGTAGAACAAATAGAGTATTAAAAATAGATGATATAAGTTCACAATTCTCAAATTCTCTATCTCCATTGGATCAATATGTTGATTTGTTTATTGGCGAAGAATACTCAAGATTTTTAGTTCAAATTGTAAATCCAAATAATGATGACATTCAGGTCACTGAATTGGCATTCTATAATGATTCAAGTGATACATTTACTTTTGAAAAATCAAATCTGTTTAATAGTTCTCAAGAATTAGTTGAAATATCTGCTAATACTGATGAATTTGGAAGCTCCAGTTTAAGATTTACTCCAGCAGATGCCTATGATAGTGATTATGATATCAAAGTTTTCAAAAATACATTCAATAGTGATCTAGCGGGAATTTCTACACAATCAATTGGATTTGTGGATTTAACAGGTGTAAACAGAATCGTAAGTGCTGGACAAACATCTGAAATTATTTCTGACAATATTTTAAATACTAATTCATATTATGCTACGGTAGAGGTTACCAATAATTCTACAAGTGAAAAGAATTTTGTAGAATTATATGTAACTCATGACGGAACTAATTCGTATTTCTCAGAATACTATGTTGATAGTGGATCTTCCCCACTTTTCTCATCTAACTTTATTGGCACTTTCACATCAAATATAGATTCTGGGATTTTATACTTAAAATATGAAAACAATACTTCTAATGAAATTTTAGTTAGATCCAAGATTGTTGGATTTGGGACGACTGCTGCTGGAATTGGTACTTATAGATTCAAACAGACTCAACAAATAGATGGAACAGAAAGATCCCTAAAGTTAGAGTCCAATTATTCTAATGTATCATCAGCATCAACTATTGTTGGATTTAGTACTTCCGAAGTAACCACTTCTAAGAACTTGATAAGAGTTTCTTATGGATCTACAAGTGCTATTCATCAAGTGCTGATGGCGCATAATGGTCAAAACACATATAATGTTCAATATCCATTCATATCCATTGGAAGTACTTCTGGAATTGGAACATTTTCAACACAATATAATGGATCTAACTTTAATCTTCTTTTCCATCCAGATCCTTCAGTTTCTGGTAATATTCAAATTCAAACTTTCAGTGAAGTAATTTATACTGAAAGTGATTCTGCGAATACTGCTCCAGACTTATTGTATGGACCAGTTACAGAATCATTATCTCTACTTCAATATGATGCGATTAATGGAACAAGAGCAAATAGAACTAGTTTTTCACTTAATTATGAAGGTGTTCCTATCTTTGAGAAGAAATTTAATCCATCAGATTCTGCGACTTTAGATCCAGTAACAGGTATATTTACAATTCAAGATCACTTCTTTAATACTGGAGAAAAATTAATCTATACTCCAAATTCAACATTTGTTGGAGTTGCTGCTTCTTCAGTTGGAATTGGATCCACATTAAATTCTGTTGGAGTTGTAACAAATATTTTACCATCAGACGTATACGCAATAAGAATTAATAAAGATAGATTTAGAATTTCAACAAGATCAAATTTTGCATCTAGTGGAATTTATGTAACATTTACTTCTCTAGGTTCTGGAAATGCTCATGAACTTGAGATGTATAAAAAGAATGAAAAGACTTTAATTGATATAGATGGAATCATTCAATCTCCGTTAGCATTTACACCAATTAAGACTAACTTGTATAACAATGGTGGTCAAATATCTAATTCTTCTACAGTTTTTGGTGTTACAGGAATAACCTCAATAAGACCAAATAATATTGTAAGAATAGATGATGAATATATGAAAGTTGTTTCAGTTGGTTTTGGAACAACATCAACTGGTCCAATTAGTGGATCTGGTAGCGTAAATCTACTGGAAGTTAGTAGGGCATTTGTCGGCACATCAGCAACATCTCATGCTGATAGCACTGAAGTCAGATTGTACTCTGGATCTTTTAATATTGTAGGAAATAAAATTTACTTTACAGATGCTCCAAAAGGTAAAAATACAATTTTAAGAGATTCTTCTAATTTAGAGTATACAAGATCTTCATTTGATGGTAGAGTCTATTTAAGAAACGATTATACCAATAATAGAATCTTTGATGATATTTCCGATAGATTCACTGGAATTGGACAAACTTACACAGTAACTGTTCAAGGTATTAACACAACAGGAATACAAACAGGAAGTGGAATTTTGTTATTGAATGGAATTTTCCAAAAACCATCAACAATAAACAATACCGGTAATAACTATTCCTTTATTGAAAATGTTGGAGTTTCTAGTGTAGTCTTTACTGGTATTACTTCTTCAAATGGATCTATTGTAAAGAGTCAATTTGATGTAAATCAAAATCAACTACCTCGTGGTGGTGTAATTGTTTCTCTTGGTTCAAGTGGTGGACTTGGCATTGCTCCTCTCGTAGGAGCATCTGTAACTGCTGTTGTTGGTGCTGGTGGTACGATTGTATCGGTTGGTTTGGGAACAACTGATATTTCTGGATCTGGATATCGTGGAACTATTTCTATTGGAATCACTCAGACTGGACATGTTGGAACTGCTGCTTCTATCACAGCAATAGTTGGTCTGGGTGGAACTTTAGCATTTACAATTGTAAACTCTGGAACTGGTTATACAAATCCAACTATTCAAATACCTCAACCTTCATATGAAAACCTTGAAATTAGAGGAGTTTCAAGACTTGGGGCTGGGGCAACAACAGATAGTGGATCTGGACTGCTCGTAACAGTTGATGTTGGTGCTAGTTCCACAACGGGTATAGGATCAACATTGTTTGAGGTCACTTCGTTTAAGATTGCTAGAACTGGATATGGATTTAAAGTGGGAGATGTATTTACTCCTGTTGGTCTGGTTACAGATAGAAGACTCGCATCACCAATTAATGATTTCCAATTGACCGTATTGGATGTATATACTGATAGATTATCATCATGGGAATTTGGTGAATTTGACTATATTGATTCAATTTTAAGTCTACAAGATGGAAGTCGTTTAAGATTCCCATTAAATTATAATGGACAACTTATAAGTTTTGAAGTTAATAGTAATGACCCAGATTCTTCTCTAATAGATTTAAATTCTTTACTACTAATATTTGTAAATGGTATATTACAAACTCCTGGAGAATCCTATACGTTTGAAGGGGGAACTTCATTCACATTCATGGTTCCCCCAGAACCAGAGGATAATATCTCAATTTTCTTCTATAAAGGAACCACTGGAACTGATAGTATATCTGTTTCTATCAATGAAACTATTAAGGTTGGAGATGCTGTACAAGTATTCAAGAATAACAACTATCCACAAACAATTGATCAAAATTTAAGAACAATTTACAATATAGCATCATCTGATAAAATTGAGACAAATCTTTATGTTGATCAGGGTATAGATCAAATTAACTTTAAACCTCTGAGTTGGACTAAGCAAAAGGTTGATAGATATATTAATGGAGATTATGTTTATAAGTCTAGAGACTCAATTGAATCTCTAGTTTACCCAACTGCTAAAATAATCAAGAACCTTTCATCTAGTGCCACGGAATTATTTGTTGATGACGCACAATTCTTTAACTATGAGGAAAATAACTCTGTTCTGGTTATTTCTAGTGTCGGTGGATTAATTGTTACGGGAGATTCTCCAGTTGCTGCTGGACTTACTGCTGTAGTTTCGGCAGGAGGAACAATCCAATCTTTAAGTATCGTAAGTTCTGGAAGTGGTTATGTTGGTTCAGCAATTACTGTTTCAATATCTGCGCCTCCTACAGTTGGTGTTGGTGTTGGAACAACTGCAACTGCGACTGCTACGATAACAAATGGGCAAGTAACTTCTACGACTATAGTGAACCAAGGGTTTGGTTATTCACAAAACAATCCCCCTCAAGTTCTTTCTCCTCTACCCACATTCTCAAAAGAAGATGTTAACAACATCACTACAGTGGAGGGATTTGCTGGGATTATTACAGGAATCAGCACTACTTCAGGAACCTCTGGAAATCCATTAGCACTTAAGTTTAATCTTAATGCCACATCTTTTGTTGGACTTGTAACTGGATATCCACTTTACATTTTCAATACCTCAGTTGGATCTGGAGTAACTTCTATAGATGGAAGTAATTCTGCTGTTGTAGGAATTGGAACAACATTCTTGGATAATATTTACTACATTCACTCTATTACTTCTAGTGGATCAAATTCTGAAATAGTGGCAAATGTTCATTCCTCATCTAATATCATTGGAATTAACACATCTGGATCAACAAGTCAACCAATAGGTAGATTCTCTTGGGGAAGACTGTCTGGATTTAATAGATCAAGTAATCCAATATCTCTTGGTGTAACTGGATTCACAATTGATGCTGGACTTTCTACATTCCCATCAATTCAGAGAAGAGATTATGGACTAAGAGATAGTGGTGCCTTGAGAAAGGATCTTGGGTAGTATAAATATAGGAAAAAGCTAATAATATGTCTGCTATTGTAACAGATCAATTTAGAATTTTAAATGCGAATAACTTTGTAGAGAGTATTGATAGCTCATCAAATTCTTATTATGTATTTTTAGGATTGTCCAACCCCACTCAAGTTGGATTTGGAAGAACTTCTGATTGGAATACAAATACTCCAAATCCAATTGATAACTTTGACAATATTAGTCATGTTTCGGATACAATGATCTTTGGTAAAAAGATTACGTCTCTGAATGTAAGAAGATTAATTAGAAGGATTGATTGGACGCAGGGAACCAGATATGAAATGTATCGCCAAGATTACAGTATTACTTCTCCTTCACCTATAACACAATCTTCTAGATTATATGACGCAAATTACTATGTAATGAATAGTAATTATAATGTGTATATTTGTATTGATAACGGTTCTTCTGGAATTAGCACCACAGGAAATGCTTCGCAAGATGAACCATTATTTACTGATTTAGAACCTTCCAGAGCAGGTGAAAGTGGTGATGGATATATCTGGAAATACCTTTTCACCGTTTCTCCTAGTGATATTATAAAATTTGATTCTACTGAATATATTTCTGTACCGAATAACTGGTCAACATCTACGGATTCCCAAATACAGGCGGTTAGAGAGAACGGAGATTCAACTACTAATAATAATCAAATCAAAAAAGTTTATATTCAAAATCAGGGATCTGGATATTCTGGTGGTCTTGGACAAGAGGTTAGCATTCTTGGTGATGGAAGTGGGGCAAAGGTTGTTGTAGATGTTATAAGTGGAAAAGTAACAAACGCTATTGTTTCATCTGGTGGTAAAAATTATACTTATGGTATGGTTGATTTGGGATCAATCAATGCTAATTCTACTGGCAATTTTGCCAAACTAATTCCAATTATTCCACCATCAAAGGGACATGGATATGATTTATATAAAGAGTTGGGAACAGATAAAATTTTAATCTATGCTAGATTTGATGATTCCACCAAAGACTTCCCAACTGATACTAAGTTTTCACAAATTGGTATTGTAAAAAATCCAACTTCAATCGGATCAACTTCAGTATTTACAGAAAATCAATTTTCTTCATTGTATTCTTTAAAGTTCTCAACGGTTTCTGGTACGATTAGTGTTGGGGATAAAATTAGTCAATCTGTAACTGGTGGATCAGCACACGGATATGTTGCTTCATATGACTCCGAAACAAAGGTTCTTAAATACTATAGAGATAGATCCTTATATTTCAATCAAACAACTTTAGATCAAACTGATTATGTTGGTGTTTCTACAAGTTCTAAAGTATTGAATTTTGAATCATCAGCAAATCCAGTTACAACTTCTGGTGGATTCTCTGGATCTGTAGATATTAATTTTACTGGTATTACTACAAATCCAACAGGAAACAAAATTATTAGTCTTGGTAGTCAATTTACAAATGGTCTCTCAAATCCTGAGATAAATAAAGGGTCGGGTGAAATTATCTACTTAGATAATAGACCATTGATTACAAGAAATTCTAGACAAAAAGAAGACGTTAAAATTATCCTGGAATTCTAAAAAATGCCACAGAAAACAAATTTAAATATCAATCCTTATTATGATGACTTTAATAAGGATAATAATTTTTATAAAGTTTTATTCAAGCCAGGATACCCAGTACAGGCTAGAGAATTAACGACGCTTCAATCAATATTACAAAACCAGATAGAGTCCTTCGGAAGTCATATCTTTAAAGAGGGATCCATGGTGATCCCAGGTAATATTAATTACGATTCTGAATATTACTCAATACGATTAAATCAAGATCATTTAGGAATTCCAGTTTCACTATACGTAGATCAATTAGTAGGAAAAAGATTAACCGGTCAAGATTCTGGGATTACTGTAGTAGTTGATAAGTATCTGCTCCCAGCAGATTCAACAGAAATTACAGACTTAACTTTATTTGTCAAATATCTTGGATCTGGATCTGATAATATTGTTAAAACATTAAATGATGGTGAATTTTTAATTACCGAAGAATCATTTGTTTATGGAAACACCTCCATTAATGCTGGAGATACTGTTGCCACATTAGTTTCCCTAAATGCTTCGGCAATTGGATGTGCCGTTGGAATTTCTTCTGGTGTTTACTTCATTAGAGGTACTTTTGTAGATGTAGCAACTGATAAAATTGTTCTAGATCCATATTCCAACACTCCTTCATATAGAGTTGGATTAAACATTTTAGAAGAAATTGTTACTGCTAAAGATGATTCTAGTCTTTATGACAATGCTAGAGGATTTTCAAACTATGCCGCACCTGGAGCAGATAGATTAAAAATTTCTACAGTTTTATCTAAAAAACCATTAACAGATTTTAACGACAAAAGTTTTGTTGAACTGATTAGACTTGATAATGGAGAAGTTAAGAAATTACAAAACAAGTCTGAATATTCAATTATAAAAGACTATTTTGCGAAGAGAACATATGAAGAGTCTGGTGATTATGCAGTAGATAAATTTAATGTTCAAGTAGCAAATTCACTAAATGATGGAATTTCAAACGAGGGAATATATCTATCTACTCAGGTAACTGATTCTGAAAATATTCCGTCTGATGATTTAATGTGTATTAAGATTTCCCCAGGAAAAGCTTATGTAAGGGGATTTGATATTGAAAAGCAAGCAACGACAATACTAGATGTAGATAAACCAAGAGATAAGGCAACCGTAGGAACTTCTCTAGTGCCATTTGAGATGGGTAACCTACTCAAAGTTAATAATGTTACTGGAACGCCATTTGTAGGCATTAATACTGGGAATAATACCCTGTCATTATATAATCAAAGAAAGGCATCTGAAGGATCTGGAACTGGAACTGAGATTGGACAAGCTAGAGTATATTCATTTGGGTTAAGCGATGCTGCTTATTCAAACGATGGAACAGAGTGGGATTTATATCTCTTTGATGTTCAAACTTATACAAAACTCACCATCAATCAAAGTTTAAATTCCAACCAGTGCCCAGCAACTTCGTATGTTAGAGGTGTAAGTAGCAACGCATCTGGATATGTTGATCGTGCCGCTGCTGGAACAGAATTAACACTCATTCAAACTTCTGGTTCATTTATTGCTGGTGAGCAAATTTTAATAAATGAAACGACAGAATATTCCAGAAGTATTGTTAGTGTTAAAGCATTCAATACTCAAGATATTAAATCAGTTTTCCAGTCTTCAAACTCAATATCTTCCGGAATCAAAACTTCATTTGTTGCTGATACTGTTCTTCAAAGATTTGTTCCATCTGGATTTAATATTACCGATAGGGTAACAATCACTGGGGGTACAAGTGCAGGAACAGTAACTTGCCCAGGTAAAAACTTCTTAGGAATTAGAAGTGATACTATTATTAGATATCAAATTTCTGGATTAACGACTGAAACATATAACAGAGTCGTATCTGTCTCTAGCAATGGTTCATCAATGACTCTTGCTGGTGTTTCTAGTGTATTTGGTGTCTGTAATGGTGGTCTTCCATCTTCAGATCAGTCGGTAACATTTTCTATTGGTACTCCAAATATCACTAATGATGAAAATGCTGGACTTTACGCTCCATTGGATGCCTCCAATGTTTCAGATGTAAGTCTTTCAAACTCAAATCTTCTTGTCACAACTCAACTTAGAGAACTTACATCCAATTCTGTTGGATCTTTAAGTGTTGACATAACTTCCACTGGTATTTCTAGCGCATTCTTTGAGACATTTGATGCGGAAAGATATTCAATTCACTATTCAAATGGTGATGTAGAAGATTTAACTGGTGATCAGTTTACTCTTAATTCAAATGGATCACAAATTGTTTTCTCTGGATTAAGAGTAAGTCAAACTTCCAATGTGACATTGAATGCGACCGTAAGAAAAAATCTTATTAAAAATAAACAAAAAGATTTTATTAGAAGTCAAAAAGTCATTATTGACAAAACTTTTTCTGGTATCTCTACTGCTCTGAGTGGATTAAGTACAAGTCAATTCTACGGATTAAGAGTTCAAGATAAAGAAATTTCACTGAATGTTCCCGATGTTGTTAATGTTGTTGGTGTTTTTGAATCTTTAGACACATCTAACCCAACTTTAGATAAATTAACTTTTGTTTCTGGTCTTTCATTAGACACAAATTCAATCTTGGGTGAAAGAATCGTTGGTTCTACTAGTGGTGCTATTGCTCAACTTGCTACAAGGTCTTCATCTACCGAGGTTGAGATCTGTTATCTAACTCCACAAACTTTCACAGTAGGTGAAACTGTTACATTTGAAGAATCAAGCATCATAACAAATATTCAAAGTATAACTGTAGGAAATTATTTAAATATTAGTAATAGATTTGATCTAGACAAGGGTCAGAAAGAACAATATTATGATTATTCTAAAATTGTTAGAAAAATCAACTTCCCAGAACCTACCAGGAAGTTATTGGTAGTATATAACTACTACTCTGTACCATCTAATGATCTTGGAGACTTGTATAGTGTAGAATCATATAGTGAAGAGAGATTTACAAAAGATATTCCTCTCTTAAGAAATAATTTGAGATCGTCAGATACTCTTGACTTTAGACCAAGAGTTTCTTCCTTTACATCTACAACTTCATCACCATTTGCCTTTTCAAGTAGAAATTTTGGTTCATCTGGAAATAATCCCACTTTAGTGATAGCACCAAATGAAAGTTCTTTAATTGGATATAGTTACTATCTGCCAAGAATTGATAAATTGATTCTTGATAGTCTCGGAAACTTCTCAATTGCCAAAGGTGTATCTGCCCTAGACCCTAAAGAACCAACAAATGTTGAAAGTGCGATGGATATCGGAACGATCAAACTTCCGGCATATCTTTATGATCCAGACGATGCTGTTATAACTCTCGTTGATAATAGAAGATATACGATGAGAGATATTGGAAAACTTGATGATAGGATTTCAACTCTAGAGGTAGTTACTTCTCTAAGTTTGCTTGAACTTGATACCAAAACTCTCCAAATTCAAGATTCTGATGGTCTTTCTAGATTTAAGTCTGGATTCTTTGTAGATGATTTTAAGAACAACGATCTTTTAGATCTACTTAATCCTGATTGTAAGTGTGATGTTGATGTAGAAAATCAAGAATTAAACACCCCTCTTGATTTCTATTCATTAAAACCAGAATTAGCTTTATTACCATCAACCAATACTGAGACCGCCGATTTTTCAGCAAATCTTGAACTTTTAGATTCTAATGTCAGAAAAACTGGAGATCTAATCACATTAGATTATGATGAAGTAAGTTGGATCGGGCAACCTCTAGCTTCTAGAGTGGAAAATGTAAATCCATTTAATATGATTGAATTTGTTGGTAGAGTTCAATTGGAACCAGCATCCGACAATTGGGTTAGAAATATATTTGTAAGTGGTGGTGAAAGAACAATCACTGGAGATTTTGATGGTTCATATGTAGAGACTATTAAAATCAGTAGCGAACCAGATACCCATATTCGTTCAAGAAACGTTGCTTTTGGTGCGGGTGGATTAAAGCCAGTAACAAGATACTATCCATTCTTTGATAGCACTAGTGGCATTGACATAGTTCCAAAACTTTTGGAAATCTCAATGACATCTGGTATTTTCCAAAATGGAGAAACTGTAGATGGATTTATAGGTGGAACCAGAGTTATATCATTTAGATCTTGTCAACCAAACCACAAAACTGGTGACATCAACAATCCAGCAACAACATTTAATGCCAATCCATACAATACCTCAATCAGTCTTCCTTCAACATATTCAGCATCTTCAACAGTATTGAATATAGACGTTGCTTCTCTATCTGAAGAGGCACAAGGAAGATTTACTGGTTACGTGACTATTGGTACTGTCTTAATTGGTAGAACTAGCGGTGCTCAGGCATCTGTTGCCAATATAAGACTGGTTACCGATACTTTTGGAGATCTAGGTGGTTCATTCTTCTTCAGAGACCCACTAGCATCACCTCCACCAACTCTGAGATTCAGAACTGGCACTAAGACATTTAAACTCACATCTAGTTCTACAAATGCCTCTCCACTACCTGGAAGTCTATTAATTAGTAGTGCTGAAACCAGTTATTCCACAAGTGGAATCGTAGACACATTTAGACAAACTAATGT